GGCAAACTTAAATTTAAATGAATTAAAAACCCTAAAAGAAAAGCCCGCAAAAACCTCTATAAAAAAAGAGGAAACTCCCACAAAGCCAACAGTGCTTGATAATTTTAGCAAGCTTGGCGTTTAACAAAAGGGCCTTTTTTAGGCCCTTTTGTTATTTTAAGAGGACGAACCAATGCCAAAAAAAAACAATCCTTCAAAAATAAAAAAAGATTGCAAATTAATCGACGATGCTGAAAAAGATGCTTCACAGGAATTAATGGCCAAACACAAATTAATAAACCCCGACAATCTTATATCTGAGATAGAGAAAAATGGAGGATGCTTTATTGAAACCCATGCAAAAATGGTTAGATCAAAACTCGACGATCCTGACACCCTAGCATCAGAAGCAAAATCTCATCTCTCTAAAAGAATTACGCTAGTATATTTAGGTTATAAATTTGGATACGGCATTCCAAACGAGGGCTCAATAAAAAATAAAATTGCTCAATCTTCAGGGAATACCGACTACGATACAGAATACAAAAAAGCCTACGATAAATACCTGGATAACCTATCATAACGAAACCAGCGTAATATCCGTCGTGCGGCCATGCACATCATGTGTCGCACGATTTACCACCCAATTCCCGCGCAAGGCTTCCGGCCAATCATCACCCAGCGAAATTCGGCTTTCGGCAAAGATTTCTGGCTTAAGATGCATTCCAATCATTACCGTTTTTTGCATTCTTGTTAGGTTTTTTAATTGCGATTCAGCAAACCCTCTGGCTTGGGCTTCGTGCTGAAACTTGTGCGCGAATTTTTTTAGAGGGGCCGAACCAACTTGCAAGGTTTTTTCTTGCTGTGTTTCCGCATCAACATAAATTACTTCTACACCCGAAAGACCTGATCTGCCAGGCTCATCATAAGAAAACCGACTAATTTTATCTTTTGTATAACTAAGGCTTATCGGCTTCATGCTTTTTCCTGAAAAGCTCTTTTCTCGACCACGCTTGCAAAAAATATAAAGCGGGTTTTTATCCATAACTGGCTTAGCTATAGCGTCGCGCATGCGGGCCAAACGCATCAAAAAAGCAGGGTCTGATTCGTCCGATTGATCAATATAATCAAATTGCTCCAAACCCAACTCAGGGTCCACGCGAGCCTCAAATCCATGGCGCGCAGCGATAAACTCGACTAACGCTTTTAACGTCATATTTTCATATGATTGACTGCGGCGCTTATCAAATTCCGTCTCGTTTTTTAGGGTGTAAGGCGCTTTACTGGCAGTAATAACGGACTTAAATGGCGCCCCCGAAAATTGCACCCGGGTTATTAAGTACCGCCCTAAATCTAACTCGCCGGATTCAAGCACCCACGCCGCATTTATTTTTTCATCACGAGCAGGGCCACCTGACAAATTCTCACAATGCAGCGTTATATCAATACGGTCTGATTCGATGCCCGCTGCATCTACAATCATGATGCGCTGTACGCGGTTCGAATTAAACAATTCGGCGTGACGACCTGAAAACTTAATTAATCCCACGAGCTAACCACCTCAATGCGATTTCTTTTTTCTGACCCAGAAACGGCAAAACTCGAAGACCCCGCCTCCACGCCTTCAGATGCTGAAGGCAGCATCAAGTCAACGCCCGAAGGAAAAACGATAGGGTAGGGCAGCGCATGCGGATTTAAACGCCAAAACTCACGCTCAAGCGCATCTGAGTCACTCCCAAGATAACGCGATAAAACAGAGCAGGGCGTATCTCCATCAACCGTCTTAATTTTCACTGCGCATACTCCCTTAAATTCAAATCAAAACGCCGCACCTGGGCCGAACCATCAGCCAAAACTTCTGTTTGCGTTTCTTTTACGGCCAAAACCACCCAAAAACCTAAGTCATTACCTGTCTCATCCGACAACTGGTGCGGCTCACTCTCCAATGCCTTTCGGTAGAATTTACCCAATACCTCATGGCCATCCACACCATAAATTGCGCCCGATAAATTTAAGGTGCGAAGAGGCGCCGAAGCCTTAAAACTGTACGGTCTTTGCACCCCCTTTGACTCCATCCAACCGGTTTTTAATTCGTGAACTAAAGAGACGTAGGCCGAATTTTCAAGCACTGAAAAAACAAGCCCACCCAGGCAAAGCTGCTGCATTAAGCATCTCCAAAGCGATAATTGAACCTGTCCATAAAATCATTTTTTTGCTCTTCCATCATGCTCTCAACATCTCGAAGCATAATTGCATCCCGCTCTGCGTCTCCGCTCGACTGGACATTAATCGTTGGTGAAAAAGTCACATTTGAAGATTTATTTTTTATTTCGGATTTTTTTTGCTCAGCGTCAGCATCAAATAAATGACCAACTTGCTCACCAATCCAACCGCCGCCAAATTCGCCGCCAAGTCCGCCTAAAATTGACCCTAATAAGCCGCCAATCGCAGTACCAACAACAGGTATAATAGACCCCGCTGCCGCGCCTGCTGCACCCCCTGCTACAGCACCACCTAAACCGCCCACAAAGCCGCCGGTGGCCTCCGACAACTCAAGCGCACTGCCACCCCGGCTCGCAACGCCAATTAAATCTGACGCTGACGCAGCAACGGCTAAAGGCACTGCAACCCGCCCCAATGCGCGGGCGCCGCGAGAACCCCAGCGTCCAACAAACTCTGAACTACGAGCACCCAGCGCAGATAGCCTACTCATGCGCGAACTTCCGCGTCTTGACCCTCTATTTCGACGCCGGCCGCGACGACCTGAACCCCCATCCAGACCATCGAGTGCTGATGACAAAACTCCCACCCGCTGAGCGGCACGAGTAGCCGATACAGCAAGCCTATTACTTGAACGCGTTTCACGTTCACGCGCCCTTGATTCTGTTGCCGCACGATTACGCCGAAGCACTGAAAGAGCCTTCCAACCAGTCCCAATTGCAGCTAGCGCAAGGGGGATGCCGACCAGAGAACCCGCAACCGTTTTTGATTCTGAAGACAAACTCTGCAAGCCCTGGAAAAGGCTTGACGCGCCGCCCAATACAGACTTAATTGCTGGCAACAATTGATCGCCAGCCGTGACGGCAAGAGCCTGCATACTACTTTTTAATTCATCTATTTTAAACGCCGCTGTCTCAATTTTTTGCTCGAATTCTCGACCCATCGAACCGCTTAATTCGTTATCATTTAACAGCGAAAAACTGCGCTCTAAATTCCCTATATTTTCAAGCAACGGCGTGATGGCACCGATCGACTCGCTACCAAAAAAATCGTTAACAGCGGACGTGCGTTCGTCGTCTTTGAGGGTCTTAAAGGATTTAAATACCTCAACGACCGTTCCCGTTGCATCTCGCTGCATATCAGCCGCAAGCTGCTTTGGATCATAACCCAAGCGATCCAACACTGCTTTTTGCGCTCCCGTTGCTGAATCACCCTTAGCGAGCGCCAAGCTTAAATTTTTAAGCGCGGTTGCTGACATTTCTGCGTTTGGAGAAGCGGAATCAATTGCACCCGCCAGAGCTGCAATTTCTGAAGGTGAAAAACCTGCACTTTTTAGAGTTGAACCCTGACGGGTAATGATTTCAGAGAGACGCATGGGCGTTGTGCTCATACTGTCAGCAACATGGTTAATGGTGTCGCCTAATTTTTTTAACCCCTCAAAATCAAGCCCCATCCCAGATCGCCAACGCATGGCCGAATCCACTGCGTTTTGCGAGTCTTTCATATCAAAAGCCGTTGCCATTTGAGCGCTAAATTCTGCGTAATCAAACAGCTTGTCTTTTGAGACGTTATTTTTACCGATATCCGCAACCATTGAAGCCAACTGGGATGGCGTCATTCCCAAAGCGCCGGAATCCGAGAGGATTCTATTTTTTAATATTGCTAGATCGCTCTCAGAAGCCCCCCGAGCCGATTTCTTGACGTCAGTAAAGGCTGTTTCAAAGTCGACAGCAAAATAAGCTGAAGGGGCAGCCAGGGCGCCTACGCGCATCGCATTGCTTCGTACCGACTCAAGTATCTCTTTGCGCCCCGCACGGCGGCGCTCCATTAAATCCCCCGACTCCGACACATCCCTAAAGCGGTCACGCTGAGTGCCCAAAGCACTATTGGTTAGCTCAATCGACGAAGCCAGTTGGCGCTGTGCCGCCGAAATATCATCCAAATTATGACCGGAAGCTGACAACCTCTGCCGCAAGCCGTCAAGCTGATTCAACTCTCTGTTTCGCGTCAAAGAAAGACGTTGCAGAGACGATTGCGCCCTAGCCAGACCTAAAGCCGCATCTCGACTTGCGCCCCCTGACTCGCGCAAAGCGGTACTAAAATGATCAACCTCGGCGCGCGCCTGACTCACCCTAGAAGCGGTTACTAAACTTCTTTCAGAAAGCCGCTCAAACTGATTTAACGCCGCCGATTCAGACCTTAAATTTGACAACGCTCGCCGAGTCTCCCCCAACGAGCGAGTAATATTTTCAGACTCGCGCTCAAATCGCTGCGCCGCAGGCGTAAACATATCCCTAAGACTTAGGGCAACTTCATATCTACTCATAAAAAAGCATTAACTCCTGCGATTTATATCCCTCCCTAGCGCCATAAAAAAACGGCTCAAAGCACTGTCAGCGGGCGAGCACATAACCATGTTATAAGGCTCACCCGCTAACACAACGAGCGCATTCGCAACGGCTTCAAGGATGTCTTCTTTTTTGAGAGGAGAAGCAAATTCGAGACGGGTGAAAAAATATTTATCCAGTAATCTGGCAAGCTGCAAATAATCTTCGTTTGATATTCGCAGCCGCCTTATTTTAAAAAATCTTCTTTCGCGTACCGCAAAGTCATGTAATCGCCAACGCTTAAAAGACCTACCTCATCCAGCTTGATGCCAAAAAGGCAAGCTATCTCATAATCATCCACACAAACGCCTTGACTGGATTCGAGACGCTCTGCTTGCACCATATCACCAAACGTCAAACCGCCTCTTTTAACCTCTTTCAACAGCTCGCCACTTTCACGTTCAAGAGGCTCCTGCAACTCTATTTTTTGATCCAAATTATCTTTACGATGTGGCTTAAGCTTATTGCTTATAAGCCTATTAAGCGACATAGCATCAACACCAGATAACTCTTCTACTTGCTCGTAACTTAAGTCGGTACACGCCTCTATCAATTTGCCAAGAATCACATGCTTAAGCTCACCATCCTTCTCAGCTTCCCTTAAAGCCGCCCAGGTCAAAACCTTTAATTTAAGCTTTTTCTTTCCCGCTACCGGGTGCTTTAACGTATACTCTTCAGACATTAAACGCTCCTACTGCCATTCCGACTTTTGCGCCTGCGGTCATATCTTGCCCGCGATTCACCGCTTCCATCGAATCTATATTTATATTTACAATTTCTTTTCCGTTTTGTTTATAAACGTACTCAGAAAGCGAGCCAGTAATTGTGGTTTTTGCCACTTCACCCTGCTTCGCATCACCGCCATTGACTTCAAAGTGCTTAACGACCATATAGTGCGAGTCGCCTACCGGAACGCCATTCTCATGATTAGTGCCAGCAAACACTTCAATTTTGTCGCCGTTTTTAAAGCCAAGCATCATCAAATCTACCGCGCCCGACAATTCGAGGGTGAATTTCATTTCTTCAAGGCCTACAACCATCGACGTTTTAACGTAGCGTCCACCAGTTGTGTCCACGGTGCGGTTTTTTATTTCGGGCGGCTTAAAGCTGATAATTTCAGCGTGTACCGGAAATTTCCCAAGCCTACCCGTCACCAAATGAAAAGCTTTTTGCCCTGGCACAATTGACATTAGTTGCCTCCTACCATTGTTGCTGTTCCCGCTGAAATAACATAGACGGGGTTTTCGTTCACTGAGTAATGATCATACTCAAGCTTTAAATACCAGCGCCCAGCTTCCCACTCAGCCTTATTATTGCGGCCGCCATCTAACAGCACTTTCACCTTCTCCAGTGCGTTTTTTACAACCAGTGCTTGCAGCGAGCTATTAACCTTTTGAGCCAGACCCTCAACGAACTCACGCGTTAAATTGCGGCCGTACTCTTCTTCCATTGCTTTAAATGCGAGCCGCAAAACAAAGTCCTGCACCCCTTGCTGAGAGATAAAGCGCCCGCTGCTTGCCCGATTACCCACTACCAAAAAGGGTAATGACATGCCGCGAGCATTTACCGAAATTCCGTGGGAATTTAACCTATCAGCCTCCGTCGTTCTCGCTTCCGAGCCTGGCCGGTAGTCAATTTCGCGTTTTAATTTCGTGAGCTTTAACTGAACACCCTGGGGTGAAAACCAAGGGTCGCGCGACACCAACGCGGGCAAGGCAACCGCAGAGGGCGGCAAATATTCTTCTTTTTCACCTAGAAAAAAGTAGCCGCCGTTATCGACCAAATACTCCCGATCAGAGTTTCTATTTTTTGCCAACTCTATAGATTTTTTTTCGTTTTCGTCTGTC